GTCTTGTTAAGTATATTATATGTCAAAGTAAATTATTTGTCAAACGTAAAAACCGCCCCTGCGCCAACAGGAGCGGCCACATATCCGAAGATATGCTATTACTTTGGTCGGTAATATTGTATCATCTTCGGACAGCCCCCGCAAGCGGAACACTCGTTCGCGCTGGCTGTTATTTTTATACCCAAAAGGAGGATGATTTTATGGCAAAAAGGAAGAAACACCCAAATCTCCCTAATGGTTTTGGCAGTATCCGCAAACTATCTGGAAACCGTAATGTCGCTTACGCAGTACACCCACCTGTGAAAGACTTTGGTGAAGATGGGAAACCAGTAACTCCCAAAGCTTTATGCTATGTATCTGATTGGTATGTAGGTTTCTCGGTTCTGATGGCTTACAAGGCTGGTACTTATAAACCAGGGCTAGAAAAAGAGCTGGAAATCATGCGTGCCATGGATGATGGGGACTTACATGGGTTTACTAAACGAATCCTTGCAGATTACACTATAGCAGTACGTCCGGTCCAAGAAGATAAGGGTCACATGACTTTTACTCAATTATACGAAAAATACTATACATGGAAATATGATGGGAAGAAACAATATTCTGATCAATCCAAAAGGTCCACCAGGGCTGCGTACAAGAACTGTGAAGCCATTCATGGAGAGAAGGTAAAGAATATCACCTATGAGCAATTACAACGCATTGTAGACGCTTCTACGCTTAAACACGCCAGTCTGGAATTGATAGTATCACTCCTAAAGCAGATGTTTAAATATGCTTTAGCTCAAAACTTTATAGAAAAAAATCCTACAGAGCTGCTGCGCATCAATATTCCAGACGATGATGAGCACGGGGTTCCGTTTAGTATCCGAGATATAGAACGACTGTGGAATCATGAAGACAATGATATTGCCCAAGTACTCCTAATTATGTGTTATACAGGGTATCGTATCGGAGAATTGAAAGTTATAAAAACTGATCTAAAAAAATGTTTCTTTTCGGGTGGCTTGAAAACAAGGACAAGTAAAGATCGAATCGTCCCTATCCACTCGGCTATTTACCCGATTGTCAAAAAACGAATAAGGAAATATGGTGAAATAATGCCTTTATCTGATGTCAAATTCCGAGAGTCTATGAGGACCTACATCAAATCTCTCGGAATCGGAGAACATACACCGCATGACTGTCGGCACACTTTCTCAGCCCTTTGCGAAAAATACGAGGTAAAAGAAAATGACCGAAAAAGAATGTTGGGACACAAATTTATGGATGTCACAAATGAAGTATACGGACATAGGGCACTAGAAGATCTCCGAAAAGAAATCGAGAAAATTCCGTGTCTAAAATGCGTCGAAAATGGAACCTCAAAATCAATTCAAAAAGAACAAATATTCGAGACAATACAAGACAAGAAAATGGCGTAAAATCAAGGGTTTGCGCCGTTTTCCTTGTAATTAAAAGCTTTTTTTAAAGTATATAGAAATTAATATTTTTTTAACATTAAAGAACGATTTTAAGCCATTTTCAAGCATTTTTGTCTAAAATGTGTCTAAAATAGAAATATAATTTTTAAAAAGTAAAAGTAAGATGATACAATATTTCTTTCAAAAAAATCTTAAAAACCTCTTGACTATTCGTTACGAATGATATATAATATAATCATCAAGAGGAGATAAGATAAAAGGAGGACGCAGAGATGAAAAAATATAATTTATCAGCAATTATGAAAAGAGCATGGGAGTTAGTTAAAAAGTTAGATACGACCATCTCTGCTGGACTCAAAAAAGCATGGAAGGAGGCAAAGAAAACATTGAAGGGAACCGAAAAACAGATTAAATGGGCCGAAGATATTATCAGAGAAGCAAGAGAGACGATCAAAAATAATATCGCTAACATTGATAAAATAGACACGATTGGTATCAGAGCGATTGAGAGACAGTGCTATGTTGAATGCGGAGAGTCTCTTGAGCAGATGCTCTCACAGATTGATGACGCTGCAACTATTATTGATATGAGAGATAAGCTTTCCTCTTATTCTATTAATCAGATGGTGAGTAGAGAGGAGAATAGAAGAAGAGAACAAAAAATAAGGAGGAAATAAAAATGATGAAATTTATGTATGACGTAATTGACAGGGAATCAAGAGAGATAATTAGAAAAGATGCTGTTCAAGAAATTAAACCGGAAGGAATGGAAGAAGAAGCCGTTATTGAAGCATTAAAATTTTTCTGTAGCGGTCCAGATGAAGAAGTCGTGAATGTGAGGAGAATATAAATTAGAAGAAAGAAAATTACAAGGAGAAAAAGAATGAACAAAAAAATTGCGAAGGTAATCTTTAACAAATCCGGTGGTACTGCCGGCAGTGGAGGTATCACCAACCGAGTAACTATCCCGACCACGTGGGCCAGGGAGATGGGCATCACAGAAGAAAATAGAGAGGTAACTCTGGAATTTGATGGAGATAAAATTACCATAAGGAAAGATCATGAAAAAATCAGATAAAATAATAAAAGAATGCTTTGAGAAAACCGGCTCCGTAAAGGGAGCATCCAAAGAAACAGGATATAGCTGGAATAAAATTGTCAAATCTCTATCGAGTAATGGCGTTACAATTAATTATACGCATTATCAGATCATGCAATTACACGAAAAGGGATTGAGCGTTGATCAAATAGCTAAGCAAGTCGGAGTAAACGTAAAAACCGTGCAAGCCTATCTGCCAAGAGTTAGGCCCGTATACGCGGAAGACAGGAGTAAAAACGCTTTAGCAATCAAAAAATGGCGTGAAAGGAAAAAAGCCCCTGAGCAATAAGCCCAGGGGTAAATTTTTAAATAGCAACCAGATCTCTTTGTAATATAGGGAGTATCCCCCGGTAAGCAGCCGAGGAATTTTGTCATACTCTTTTAATACTATCCGCCCAAGCATACCCTATGTACTGATCGGCCACGCAGACCTTGTACCAGTTGTTTTCATAACCGGCTCGGCCTAAGACATCCACCAGATTGCCCGGAACCAATTTGGGATATCCTGCAATGGCCGGAGATGCTTTCTTAGCCTTTTTATGGACGGCACAAGTCTGTTGTACCTCTCCCACAAAGCGCTGGAAGCCTGTCTGGGTGTTTTTCTGCTTGTACACCTCTGTGCTGACTTTTTCCAGGGTTTTCGGCCCTGCATTTCCGTCGACATCTAAACCGCAAGTTTTCTGAAATGCTTTGACAGCTGCCTCGGTATCTGCACCAAAATCTCCATCGGCACCACTCACACCACAGTCGTAGCCTAAATAGATCAGATTGCTTTGCAGTTCTTCCACTTGGTTGCCTTGATCGCCTACGCATAAAAAATCTTTCCCAATCGCATCCTCAATTTTTGCCTTGGTATCCGGGCCGTAATAACCATCTACAGCAAGACCATACTGCTCTTGTGCCTGTTTTACTGCTGCTAACGTGTCTTGACCAAAGCTGCCGTCTGCCCCGTGTGTACCAACATCAAAGCCCAGAGTAATCAAATTTTGCTGCATAGTTTTTACTGCGGGACCAGTATCTCCAAGTTGTAAATAATCCCGGACAACAGCCTCAGAAGAATCTGTATAATCAATCCACACATAGCCATCAATCCCTGAGTAATTCCGGGTGTAGACTTTGTCGGCCACACAGCCGCCATTTGCCTCTACGTTATTCACACCGCCTTTTGAGGTATTCCCTTCGTTGGTGTAGATCTGGGAAGAGGTGATTTTTGTCACCCTGCCAATATGTGCACCATTTCGGAAGATCACCAAGGCCCCAAGCTTTGGCTCACTGTGCCAGGTGCCTTTGGATTTGGCATGATTTGTGATACTGGTGCAGTTATAAAATCCCGGTCCCATGATGTCAAGGGCTTTTTCTTTTCCGAAAATTTGCCAGTTAATCCAAAATTGATATACGGCACACCATGGCTGTCCCTGACATCCCATCAAGCCAAGGTTATTGATGTCTCTCGCATACTTGGTATAGTTCCCATACCCCGCGTTTCCGGTCTTGCTGTCCAGGTTGCTTTCCGATGCTTTTTCCAGATACCCAGATTCTGCTGCCATCAATTCCGCTGTTTTGCTCCACAAATCTTTCGCCATGTTTGTTTCTTCCTTATCGCCGTAATAATAGTTCATGTCTATGTTACCGTTAATTCCTGTTATTTGGCCGTTGTTCGTATACTGTTGGTAGAGACAATGGTAATCCGGGCCTCCCTCATAATCCGCCAGCCACAGGGGGTACTTGTTCAGGACATCTTGGCGGTACCAGTGTTTATAATAATCTCCATTAGTGTATATTCCAGTGTTATAGCCTCTCTTCTTGAAGAAATCACAAAACGTCTGAGTAAACAAATTGCACTCATTGGGACCAAGTGTGACTCCTTTTTTGGCGGCATTAGTGACAGTATCATATTCAAAATCCGCCCAAACGTAGATAGTTTTAGGCAGCCCAGCCTTTTCAATATTGGCTAGGCAGCTTTCCGCTTCTGCGATCACATCCTGGTTATTTAGAGCGTAAAGAAAATGATACACACCATGGATGGGTATCTGGTTATTTTTGCACCCCTCTACGTTTCGGAAAAAGTACTTGTCCGCTGCCTTGCGGTATCCTTCCCGTAGGATAACAAAATCAATCTGAGACTTCACAGAAGCCCAATCAATGGACTTCTGCCATTCAGAAGCGTCAATTCCGGTTGTTTTTCCCATAGTTTTTCCTCCTGTCAGATCAAAAGTTCTTTTTGTGCAATAACCTCATCTGCTTCTAATTCACCCTTTAAGATTCCCTCGGCTTGCTCTTTGGTGATTTCTTTCCAAAAGCGTTCGTCCACTCCGATCGTGCCAGGCTCCCAAGTGTTCATCATATCTTTTAAGGTATCAATCCAGTATTTTTCACTATGCTGTACGACATCTCCATAGTTATACCATTCCTGGGCGATACCGTCCCAAGGTTCCCAGGCCGGTACTGTAACCTCACCCGGCTCTGGTTCTGGTTCCCCTTTCAGCTTTTTCACCTCTTCTTCCAGTTTTGCCACTCTGTCTTCCAGACGTTTGTAGCGTTCTGCCTCTTCCGGAGCTTCTGTGCCTGGATTTAGGTGAGAGGTAATCATCTGTAGTAGTTCTGTACGTTGTTCATCCGTTAGGTCTCCGCTGACCCAGAGTACATCAATTTTATTTGTGATGTCAGCAACTTTAAAATCTCCTGATATGATAATACTTTTAATCATTTCATACATGTTTGATATCCTCCATAACTTTGTTTAATACTTGTGTGTTCGTGTTTACTAGGGCTTTTTGTAGTTCTTTAAATTTTTTGTCAATGTAAGACTTGGTGTCCGCTACATATTCCATTTCTAAACCTGCCTGCGGGGTGGAATCTGTGGAAACTTTCGTGGTTGGGTAATTGGTGTGAAGAGTGCGATAAGCTTCCAGTTGTTTTTCCAACAAATCAGTTTCTGTCTCAGGTATACCTTTATATGTAAAGTAGAACACAGCATCTTGAAGTTTTTTGTTAAAAGCATCAAGGTCTCCAACATCCTTTATTCTCGCCCAGATTCCGCCATAACCAATATAAAAACCAGTTTCATTTCTATTAAGAACAGTACTTGTATACTGCATATGTGTAGATATCCCTGCACCAGAAAGAGACGTTTCTTTTGTTTCTGAAATTTCTGGAATACTACAAAAATACAATTCGCTTCCTTCTACGGCATAATCACCATTCTTAGCAAAAACAGGATTTCCTTTTTTAATAACTCTTTGGATATATTTTCCTCGCTCCGGGTCTATCTCATCACACATCCACTGTTGGCCGCTTTCATCTGCGTAATTTCCGCCGGAGTCCACGGGAATACCGGGGAGACCATTGGGAGTAGAAAGAGTAAGGGGTTGGTGTTTGTAAGGTTCCCAGGTGCCATCCCCATCTTGATAGAGCATAGGCTTTACTATTCCTGATATGATTTCTCTTCCAATTCTTCCATAAAATTGAATTTGAACATGAAACGCTTCATCTTTTATTTCATTTTCTAATATCTCCAATCTAGTTTCTTCTTTGATAGTCGTATTTAACTCCTTTTTGGATTCATTAGAATAAATAACAATGCTTACATAAGGTTCTGTTTTATTAGCGCGCAAGTTTAAGAAACCTTTTTTTAATAAACGAACACTTTCTTCATGGTTTAAATCATACGCTTGCCTGAATTCGCTTGAAAGAGTTCCTTTCCCACTAATTGTAAAACTTCCATCACCATTATTTGTTACAGTTGCACCGCCCTGCGACTTAGTTGGTAGTTTGCTCGCATCAAATAGATTCACCCCTATCAAACTCACCTCAATCTCCCCATCACTCCCAGGAATCTTAATCTCCTGCGGATAATCAGGATTCGGACTAGGTTGATTGCCGGTGTAAGGTTCATACGGAGCTTGTGTTTCGCCCACGTTAAGCATCGGATATATGGTATAATTTGTTTTCTGTAAATCTGGTGAATCATATTTAATCATAACTCTTCTTGATTTATCATCCGCTTTAAATTCCATTGCAGTGTTTCTTAAATATTCTATAGTATCATCCTGCCGTGTTATATCCACCTGAAAGGTTAATGTACTGACTTCATGGCTTCCTCCTGATATGAAATATTTGCCTTCTGGGAAACTTGAAACATTTTCAAAATAGGCTTGTGCATATCGTTTGGTAGGTGTCCCTGTCACAGTGACACTTCCATCAGAATTTATCACACCCGTCAAACCATCATTAGTTGTTAAGTTTTCTTTTTTTGGTTGAAATAACTGCGCCCCAGTTGTCTTCGCTTGTTCACCCTTTCCAAACACCTTCAGCCCTTTTAGTCCCAGATCAGAGCTATCCGTAACATTCAGCATTTCTCCACTTGCCTTCTCCACAATCGCCGGGGCTTTCTGGGTATTTTCATTGATGGACTTTTCTATGTATTGTTCTGTCTCAGGGACATAATCAACCTCTATTCCAGGCATGAGAGATTCCGCTGTAAAGACGTTTGTTACAGGATTATTCAATTTTAATGCCCGGTAAGCTGCGATTTCTTCTGGGGAAAGATCGGTTTCTATAGGTTCGGCAAGAATTCCATACATGACTGCGTCGTTCATGATATCCGCAATATATTCAATGGTATCTGTCGTGTTTTTATAGTTTAGCCTGATGTTCCCGTTGTTATTTACAAACATCGTATTTTTTGATGCTCCCGTGTCTTTTCCCAACATATGCGAGCATATCACTAAGCTATCTATTTTATACTTATCAGAATCTTTGTTTGTATAATATTGGCCGGAATTATTTCTAATCCAACTCGTCTCAACAAAATTTGTCTTTCCTATTCTCTGAATATATTTCCCTCTCACAAAATCAATCTCATCGCACACCCACTGTTGTCCATCCTCATCCGTATAATTACCGCCGGATTTTACCGGGATTCCAGGTAAACCATTTGGAGTGGAGAGGGTGAGGGATTGGTCCTTATAAGGCGCCCAAGGGAGGGCCGTGGTGCCTGCATTAAGCATCGGATTTATAGTCACATTATCTACTATTTCATTTGTCGGAACAACAAGTGCAATATTATAAGGAGCTGTAACATTAGTAAAAACAAAAGAAACTCCTTCCCCATTATCTTTCGCCGCACTGTTATTTCCGTCATAATTCCAACATTGTAATGTTACGTTTGTTCCCGCCTTGTTCCCACTCAAACATAATGTTCCGATTTTGACAAACTGTTTTGCCAATAAAGCATCATTCGTAATTAGATTATAAACAGATCTGGCTTCTCCTGTATTTTGTCCATTAATTGTAACAGAACCGTCCGCGTTTTGCTTGAACGTCACACCATATTGCGTTTTTTCTACGGCCTCAGTGATCTGCATCAGATTCGCCGCTTTCAGTTCCACTTTAATTTCTCCATCATTCCCAGGAATCTCAATCTCCTGTGGATAATCAGGGTTAGGACTGGGCTGGCCACCGGTATAGGGTTCCCAGGGAAGAGGTGAAGAGCCAGCATTAATCATAGGATATATCGTTTTTGGTGAAGATTCCGTGTAAGTATACGCAACACCTGTTATCTGTATTTCTGTCTCACTGGTTATCGCACCTGTTTTTAATGCACTGTTTCCCAGCGTTTGCATGGAACAGTTCTGTAAATAGTATTTTCCGGCCGGCAAAGTCATCACTACATCCACTCCGTTATAACTTCCAATGAACCAGAATGTTGCATTGTTTGATGACAACGTACCACTAAAAGATGCTATCCCCCCAGAAACACTCATGGTTACTCCAAATATTTTATTAGTTTTATCTGGTGCATTGAGTAACTGTGCCCCTGTCGTTGTATTCTGTTCGGCCTTACCATATACTCTCATCCCTACTGGCGGCTGTTCTGCTGGATTCTCAATCTGCAAAATTTCCCCGCTGACTGTCTCAACTGGCCCTCGTAATTTTACAGCATCAATTTCATGCAGTCTTGCCCCAACCTTCTCCGCATCCGCAGCTTGTCCCGTCTGGCTTAGAGTATCATCTACTTTGATTGGGATTTCCCCCGGCTTTACTGTTCCGTCTTCCCCAACAACAAGAGCTTTCCCGGTATTCTCTGCGCCCTGGTCTTTGTCCAGCTTCTTTTCCAACTCCTCTGCCTGCTCTTCTTTTGTTGGATAAGATTTTAATTTCTCCGTTAGTTTTGTGTCTGTGACATACTCCGCAGGAATTTCGGTTATATAGTCCCCTTTTTGCTGGATTCCTAGTTGTTCAAGACTTTTGTCCCCGGATAACTCCACTCCACCGATAGAGGGCTTGTTTTCCAGGTTGTTATAGTCCTGATCTGGAATATCGTCCTTAAAGGCAAACTCTTTTGTATCTCCTGGCCCAAACGCTATAACTGCTTTTTTGGTATCTGTCGCTACCCCTATCTCTGCCGGGACAAACTTACTTTCGTCCATTTCGGATTCTTTTCCATGTCGCATCTGCAAGGTGGCGTATATCGTTCCACCGTCTTCTGCCAAGATTGCCGCTTTGTTTTCCGCCAGAGCATTACTTTTTATTGCCATTTTCTCACTCCTTCCAGTCTGTAAATGTACCACCGCTTATTGTCTTGATCTGCTTTCTGGACAATTCTTCTAACTTTTGCAATATTTGTTCATAGACACCCGGGGACGGCGGGGCGGAAGCATCGCTTTCTTGGTATCCTGATTTGAAAATCTTGATGTATGCCTCATTCGCAGTTCTTAAATCTCCACAAAATACAGAAACGCTTCCCACGCATTCCCGGTCCGTGTCCCAGAATTCCCACGGGATTAAGCATTCGTTATTATCGTCCAAGACCGCAGCTTTGGTCTGCTTGCCCTGGGTAAACAACGCTGTTTTAATGCCCGTCCATTCCGGTGTCTGAAAATCAAAATGTGCATAAAAATAATTCCGAGATTTTGCTACTGGGGGCAGGCTATCTATCCGGGTGATATATTGGCCCTTTAAAGCAAATTGTAAAGTTGGCATCTAATCACTCCTTATCATTCCTTTTAGTTTATTTACTTCATTTTTTAATTCTTTTATTTCTTCATTCTGCTTTTTTAAAAGCTGTACCATATAAGGTATCATAGCTCTATAATTCCAATCTTCTGGCTTCCCATCTTTATCATATTGCACAACATCCGGAATAACGTCGTTCAATTCCTCTGCATAAAACCCAGGAATTTCTTTACCGCACATATGATCTGTCTGACTTAAATATCCATCTTTATACTTAAACCATACGACGTGAATATCTAAAAGTTTCTCAGCGTCCCGATCGGTCATATCTTTTACATGATTTTTATAACGCTTCGATGAAGATGCTAAATATGCTAAAGTTACACCGTCTGAACCAAACACTATGTGTCCTCCACTGGATACATGATCTAAATTATACAATTCCGGCGCCTTTCGAAAATGCGATTTATATTCAAACTCTACATCTGAGGTAAAATAAACCCAGTTTGTAAATTCTACTGAATTATTAAAATATACTGAATCTATAAAAGATATATAATCTTCTACGATGATCTCCGTCCCTGCTTGCAAGTGTAAATAGTCATATCCTTTAAGCACCACATGCCTATCACCATCATCGTACATTGCAGACAAATCAAGTAAGCCCGTTGTAGTGCTTCCATAAAAACCTCTTATGGTACCTTCTTCTACAGTAAGCCCTTTTCTTTTACCGCCATAAAGCTCTTCTGATGTAAATAACCCATTAATGTGTACTTCACCCGTTTTTGCATTGACATACAATGTCTGTTCCCCGGAGGGTGTCTGGATAATCAGTGTTCCACCAACACCCCAGTCAAAGTTAAGGCCAATCGTGCTCATAATTTTTGTGATTAGATCGCCGTCAACCGTTAGCCCGGCATTCCAAGTTTTTCCGCCGTCTGTCGATACCGCCATAGCCTCAGCGGTCATTTTCCAGACAATCATAGATTCTTCCAGAGTAGGCTTGTCGTGCATATAATAAATGCTGCTGCCGTCTTCTTGTTCTTCCTTTGTCATATATAAACCCGAGGAATTATTAATACGATCAGCCAAATCTTCCATGGCTTTTTCCCACTCGGCTTTGTTTTTTTTGACTTCCTCTTTAGCTTTTCGGTACATTTCCGTTGCATTGCTATAATAAATACCCTTATTTCTTTCAGGACTTTTCGTATCATTGGATACTGTACAATCTCCTAAATAATTAAAAGTAAAAGACGATACAAAAGACCTATAAACGTTATTTTTACGGTCTACCAAATAAACAGGGTCCATAAATTCTATCGTTGGGTTAGGGAAAAAGCTTCCCGAAAATGGTCGCACAGATAGTCCAATTAAGATATCACCGATCATTCTTAAAGCTTTTTCTTCATTTCCCTTTATCAACGGATTATCAATCTTCAGACAATAATCATCTGTACCATAAAGCAAAGTGGATGTTTCGCTGCTTCCCTCTTCTGTCTCTACCTCTACCTCTGTCGCAAGTCCGGTTATTGTCACATCATCTGTACCAACATCAGGGTCTGACGAAAAATCAGTTAGCATAATATAGTCATCAGTGGCATTAAAATCTCCACTGGTTATCAAGAAATCTGTGTCTTGGCCAAAGCTTCCGCCACTAATCCTTTTATTCAATTCCTGTTTAAACGTTCCACCGCTTATCAGGTCTGTATTTGTAATCCCTAAAGACTGGTAAGATTTGATATGTAAATTATTATTTTCATCTACAATAGCGTTACCACCCGCAATCTGGGCTACGTATCCTATTGCCTGCCTACAAGTCAACCCGTCCGGTTTTTGCTGTATCTCAAAATTATCATTAACAAACGCAGCATCCCCCAAACGAATACCACACTGAGTACATACATCTTTCAAAAATATCAATGCTGTTGCTGGAAAAGACGCTTTGGGTACATAGGTGATATCCGCTTTGTACATATCATTGGATGCAGTAAATTCAATGGTATCTCCCGGCGCAATAGAATCTACAACTGTAAAGGTTCCTTCTAAAATTCTCTCTGTTCTACCATCTTCTAGATCAGCTTCGGTATAAAATGCAATTCGAGCATAGTAAAAATCATAATTAGAAAATCTTTCATCGGAGTTATCAATGCCTATATCAATAGTTTTGGCAACAGCAACTCCCAATGGAAAACCACTTTCGCTGGATTCTGTGTAATTATTCCCAGAAATGTAAAAATCATCCTTGGAATTTAGTTCTAGCTGCGTACCATTTGATAAGGTTACTTTTGCGTAAGCATAAAAAGGTCCGCCGTCTTTTATTACTTTCTTAAATGCATTACTTACGTTCTTCATTTGCTTATTCCTTTATATCCAATGGATTTACACTTGTTACTTGGAAACTTAACTCATTTGCCATCTCGTGACCATCAACCAAAGAATAGTAAGAAGAAGATATATTATTGGCTATAAACGGATTCGTTTCCCATTGTGCCGTATAAGAATTAAAATGGTAAAAATCAAATTGTTGTTTCCCAAGTATTCTCTTTTTAATCTCTGCTACATCTTTGGCGGAAATATTAGTCCATTTTAGGTTGTACGCCTCCACCGTAAACAGGACACCGCCCTTCATGCCTCCCCTCATGGTCCTTTTTCTGTTCGATGCAGATGTAACGGCTTCATCTACTTGGTATCCGTCCTCATCGACCATAGGAGCTGTATAATCATTAAACATTAAATATTGTTGTGCCATAATTTTCCTCCTATGCAAGTTCAAAAGGATTTTTACCCGTTTGTTGTCTCATCAACTTTGCCTCATCAATTACCAGTTTTGCTAGTTCACGTCTTCCCACTTTCAAAGCAACCTCATACTTATTTCCGCCGCCAGCAGCTTCTTCCCGGACAATCCGTCTGATTAAGCTCTCAGGAGCCTCGATATTGTTACCATGTTTCTGATCTCCAAGTACTGCCATAAACTCTTTGTTCGGCGGGATTACTGCTCCTGATGCAAGATAAGGGATAGTCGGAACTCTTGGGAACGATGCTTCATAGCCAATCGTCACATCCCCGAACGGTGTAGGTACGTCCCACGGGCCAAACGTAAAAGCATCTTCGGCACTTGATATTGCATCATTGATAAGTCCAATAGCGCCATTAGCAATGTCTATAGCACTGTTTATAATTGATCGAATAGTATCAGCAATTCCATTAAATATATTTTCAACAGTGTTCTTTGCTGCGTTAAATTTATCAACGATTGCATTCTTTATCCACTCCACTTTACTTGATATAAAGCTACCAATACTATTCCATACATTTACGGCTTTTGATTTAATACCGTCCCATATCTTTCCGGCCTCTGATTTAAGACTTTTAAATTTTCCGGTAACAGCCGATACCAATTTACTTACTATTTCTTTCGCCTTTTCATACATCCTGCTAAATACATCAGCAAAATAAGAGCCGAGATTGTACCATATCTGTTGCAAGTCATTCCAAAGTCCCGCAAATGCTTCCTTAAAATTTCCAGTAAAAATATTTTTAACAAATTCAAGAAGTGCTGACAGCGTATCAATAACAGACGTAATGGCTGTGATAAGTAACCCTATTGCTTCAATAAAAATAGTTCCAATAACATCAACAATAGGAGCTAAAATTGGCATAACATTCTCAGCAATCCAAGCAAATACAGGCATCAATGCCTCCTGCCAGACTACCATTAATATTTCAAAGATTTTTCCGAGCAATGTTAAAACAGATTCCATTAAGGTCCCAACAGGTCCCTCTAAGAGTTCCGATAATTTCTGAGATAAACCATCAAGAACCGGAACAATATAAGTATTGTATCCTTCTAAAAGCTTGCCGAGTATATCGGATACTCCACTAGAAATTGAATCTATAAAAGGTTTTATACTTTCATCGTAGACGCTATTGACTTTATCCCATACACGCTGCACTAATTCTTCAAGAGATTGAGTAACTGTCCTTATTGGTTCAAGCGTCTCTAATAACGAATTTTTGATTGCATCCTTATTTTCTCTAAAAGGTCTTGTGATTCCGTCTAAAAGGTCTCTTCCTAATTTGGCACCTATTTCTAGCATGCCTAAGCGATTTTCCGCAAAAATCCCAATAATATTTCCTGTTATATCTTGCGCAGCCTGGGAACTAATTACTTCCGAAAAAACCTCTGCAAAATCAGCCGCAATTCCACCGACCAAGTCAGAAATTTCAGCACCTATATCAAACAAAGATACTAAATGATTTTTTATTCTTTCTTTGTTCTCTGATAAATAGCTCTCAATTCCTCCCACAACATTACTAGCAATAGCCAAGCCAACACTTGTTAAAGAACCCAATACCTTACCGACATTGTAAACAAAAGAATCAATAAACCGGCTGGCTGCTGCCTGTACATCTGCATCCGTAAAAATATCTTTTAAAGATGCGCCAATAGAAGATAAGTCTTTTTTTAGTCCTTCTAATATTGGTTTGTAATTTCCAAGCCCGTCCCAAAATCCTTTTTTAAATAGATCTCCAAGCTCTTTTACTTTTGCAATGATTTTATCTATCAGACTGCTTGTTTCATCTAATACAGTATTCCCTTTTGCTGCTTCTCCAAAGTCAACACCTGCTCCAACAATTCCGCCATTGTCACTTGCTCCATTCCCTCCGCTTGGAGTTGCCCCTGTTTCCTGGCTCGCATTTTCCTTGTTCATCCTATTGATATCATCGAGTGGAGAGAGATAACCCTCGGCGGCTTCTGTCGCTTCTTTTGTAGCTTCTGCCTGATCTGCTGTTGCGTTTGCGGAGTCCTCTGTGTTCGATGCCATATTGTTAGATGCATTAGACACGCTATTATATTCGTCTTCCAAACCGGATAAGTCATTTGTTGCGGATTGTATGGGCTTTGATTCAGTAGCTTTTTTCCCTGTCAGTAATTCCGTGAAAGATTTAAACGCATTTGCCGCTGTTGCAATCTTTTCCAAGAAAACATTAATTGATTTTATAATTGGGGTAAAAAGATTAATCAATCCTTGTCCAATACTAGCCTTGATGGATTGGAGCTGAAGCTGCATTACACGCATCTGATTGGCCCAGGAATCGCTAGTCCTAATAAAGTCTCCTGAAGCTGCTGAAAGCTGTTCTTGCACAAACGCAAATCTAAGGGCAACTTTTTCTTGTTCCGTCATGGCTTGCGTGGTTTTTCCGTATCCGTTTGCTAACGCATATTGGTCTAGAGCGGACTGAGTCATTACAACACCCAAATCTTTTAGTGTCTCAGTTTCGCCCGTGAATACAGATTTAAGCTTGTAATACGCTTCTTCTTGGCTCAGGTTGTAAAAAGATGCAACATCCCCGGCTAATCCTGTCAATGCGGTAGACATGGAATAAGCTTCTTGTTCCGTGAATCCAAAGCTTTTTGCCATGGCTCCAAAAGTACCTACATATCGCTTTGCCATCGTCTCTGACAGTCCAAACGACTTTGCTGCATCCTTAGCAAATGTATCTACTTTGTCGGACATACTGGTAAACGTCACGTCCACAACATTCTGTACTTCTTGCAAATCAGAACCCAACTCTAGGCATTCTTTCCCAAATCCTACAATTTTTCCAACCGCAAAAGCAGTAGCTATTATGCCGCCTATTTTTTTTACAGTGCCAGACAGCCCTTGCATTTGTGATTTTATATTTTTTGTTCCATTTGACACTCCATCTGTATCAATTCGTGTATCAATAATAATAGAGCCATCCGCTTGTGCCACAATTCCACCTCTTTTCCATGGCTCTGCGACTAGCGACTGGCTCTAAAATAAAAAAACTACTAGCCAATATTCAATCTTTCTTAATTCCAAACAGTTCCCGAAGTTCTTCTTTCTCTTCTTCGCTCCGTTCATTTTTTTTCATTTTTAAATCCACTAAGACCTTATTGTCTCTGTAAAATTCTTGTTCCCACTTTTCTAATTTTTTTCCTTTGCTTTTTTTATTTCTTATGTTAATAACTTGGGAATATAATCCTTCGCCTATTTCCATGTATAGGCTCATAAATGTCCACCAATGCAAGTAGGGTATACTTCTGATCTCTCTTCCAGCAACCTTGTTAATTGCAGGAATTAATATAGGAGCGTCTTGATTCCAATCCATTAACTTATGTGCTTTTCTCTTCTTAGAATCTTCAAAACTATAATCTATAAATTCGATAGCTTTGTCACACGCTTCTCTTAAACAACCAATATGAATTTTATCCTTATAAAATATTTTAAGCATAATCATAGTCTTTTCTTGGTCATTAAACTGAGAATCGTTATATGCCGACAATATATCTAATATAGCTCTGAAATCACTCCTTATTGCACATTCTTGTCCGTTTATACAAATAGATTGTGGTAAGGACCATACATCAATCATCAGAATATTTCCTTGTATATTTTTCCATTGCTTCTTTTACTTTTTTAGAGCGCGCATTTACTTCGGTCCTAATAAACTCATAAATAATATCAAATATGTACACTGCATACAAAATGCCTTCGTCTGTTATTGCAAGTGGTGAATTGTACCTGAAAAATGTATCACCTGCACTTTCGCCCAAAAGAAACTGCATTTGTTTTCTGATTTCCAGATTTACTTTTTCTAGCTCATTAATATCTCCTTTATCACTTATAGAATTGGTTAATTCATTAAGTTTGTCCTGAACTACATTACATCTTCTTATAATGTCAGGGTCTGCGGGATTGAAATAAAAGTAACCCATGATATCACCATTATTGTCTTTAACTTCTATTTTTTCCCCTATATTTGCTGTAATACTTTTCATATCGTTCTCCCAATGTTCATTCATTTTTATAAAGATAAAGACGTGATATTGCACACGCCTTTAAGTTATTAGACACCAAGGCCCTCCGTCTCTTTTTCTAACTTCAGCATAGACGGACCAGGAATTTCGCCCTCTGTAAATTCTGGGTTCCCCGTTTTTAACGATGCAGCAGATACATATCCTTTTGTTCTTGCTCCATCTTCTGATACCTGAAATGGAATGTTCAATCCGGCCGTATCCCCACCATAACTCTGCGGTTTAACAATAACTTCTTGCACGTACGCCAGATGATTTGTGGCCTCCGTATCTTCCACAATAACTTCCAACATAAGAGTCTTACAAGAATCCCCTTTTAAACGATCAAAAGCAATTTCTCTGATTTTCGGATAAAGTTTTTTTGCAGGATCTGCATAAAATGGGTCAGCATCCATTGTTGGCTCATAACCATTATCCTTTGTTTTCGTCTGACCCAGGATGTTTTTCAATGTTTCCATATCCGGGTTAAGTTCATTAGACATTTCTTCGATATCATCACCAATAATTTCCCACTCCGCACTTCCCACGACATTTTTAAATGTGGTGTCCAAATAGTGCGCAAGCGCTTCACGATTTAATTTCGCCATGTTTATTTTCCTTTCTATCTGTTCTTGTAAAATATGTTCCTGTATTTCAGTGCAAGGCTGATAACCCAGTCCTGCACATTTCCCTCTGATGTGCTGTCCAGATATGCCGGGGTCTGCCGCGCGATCTCTGTGATTTCCCGTCCATCTGTCAGTGCCGGATAATCTTTCAGCTTCTTCTGTTCTCCATCAATGGTTATCGACTGCTTTTCAAGCCATTTACCGAGATTGTCCAAAAACTCTTTAATATCAATTTTGGAGTTTTGACTGTCTACTGATGTTCGGTACACCACATAAAACGGATAATTGCAAAGCTGATTAACTTTCCCGGTTACAGATGTTGTTTCTGTAGCAATCACCGGGCCGGAAATGGGGTAAAACGAAATTCCGCTTTCTTCTTCCAGCGTGGAGAATTTAATTGATTCACCCTCTAACAGTCCCGGAAAGTCGTTCAGCAAATCCTTGATTGCATTTGTCACAACATCATATCCATCTATGTCATATCTTTTCGGTTTATTTAGTGCCTCCTCCGGCAATTCGCTTCACTCCTTTTACCCATGCTTTACCGTGCGCGTCTTTTGCTGTATCAAACCAATGCGGTGTAGCTTTTGGATTGCTGTATGTAAGCGGTCGCTCTGTCACAACTTTCTTTGCTCCTTTTCTCGCCCAGGGTGACCATGTCACAGGGTCAATCATAACTTTACCCTCATACAAAAAACGTCCCATAGGTGGCGCAGCCGCAACAACTTTTCCGCTTCCTGCCAATGCTGCGCTCTGCAATCTCGTTACATTCACAAAGTTTCCGTCTCTATGCGGCATATACGGCACCATATCCGTCATGATCTGACTATCAAGATAGTATTGAGCACGTTCATACTGTCGTTCAAAACGATTTAGGCTCACATCAACTCTTATATCTCCCTGCACTAAAGAGAATCCCGGAAAATGAAATGTCCTACCTGCCATGTCACTTCCCTCCAATCTCAAAATGCGGTATTAGCGTATACGGCCCGCCGACTGTTGTTATCAGAAACACATAATCATGCCGCTTGTTCAGGTAATCGTAAAATCCACCGTCTACACGGTTTGCATAATCGGAATCCAGAATAGGAGCTTCCGCGTATTCCCCTTGCATGAAGAAATCCCCAGAAGCAAAGGTAATGCTTTCTTCCAGTTCGTCATTTGGTTGTTTCCCCCACTCTTTCGGCGGCAGATATGGCTTGTCTCCTACCATTACGGTGCCGTCAACGGTATGGTATTTAACATGCAAATTCGCCGTATCTGCGCTATCCAGACCTGTCTTTGCTACGTTTGCTGCTTTGTCAATAATCAGGTCAACGCCGGAAAGCACATGAGGATACCAATATATATCCCCGGTCTGACTTTCGTATTTGTTAAAAATCGTTACAGTATCGGTATATATCGGTATCCCCTCCTTTAAATTCTTGCACTAAGCAGATTGATTCCTTTTTTATCTCCAACATTAGCAAGGTACTCTGTCGCAACTTGCCGCAGTAGTACGTTCTCTACTTTTTTGTCCATAGCCGCCTGAGAATAAATATCCTCACTGTTTCCAGATATTCCTGTAACATAAGAGATACTTTCGGAGCCGGAAGAAACAGACGAAACCATTTTTCCGGTCATTGTGCCGTCCTCCCTCGTTACCGTTCCCACAGTAGCCATAGATGCTTTCTTTACTTCGTCAATCTGGTACAAGCAATCAGCAACCGCACAGACCGCTTTCTTTACCTTTGTTTGCGCTCGTTCATTGTCTGGGAGGCCGTCCACAAGACGGTCAAAGGTAATGTTGTCTATGCGGTCACTGGCTTTCTCCAGATACTTTTCAAGGGATTTGTCCGGCACAGTATCGCCATAATATTTAGTTTTATAAAACTCTGTATCTGCGTATGCCATGCCGGAGCCTCCTTATGATTTTGCGGTTACATCGTCATTTCCCGATTTCAGTGCCTTATAGGTATTGTCACATTCAACAACCGTGATATACTGTCCGGTAGTGGCTGTAATATCAGACTTGCCGTCCCAAGGTGTCCAAGTCTTTACACTCTGTCCGAACTTTACTTCCGGCGCGGAACCTGCTGCCACTTTGTATTTGTACATGTGTCCGGTTTCAAGCCCCGGAGAAACAGTCACTTTGGTATCTCCCGTCTTTGTGCCTGCGGCGGATGTTACCGTTAAAGTACCGAGTGTTGTATCGTCCGTCATATCAACAACTGAAATAGCGTCAATATATTCTGCAAAAAGAGTTAATCCCATGATTGCAAATGCTTCTGATACAGCATGTTTGTAGTCGCCTTGAGTGTGGAATCCAATCAGATTCGTTTCTCCGCTGACCGTATATACCAGTCCAGCCCGTACAAAATCACTCTCGTTCGGGTCAACATAGTAAAGAACGATATTTTCTACCGGGGTAGCAATAATGCGTCCTCTCTGGATTTCTCCCTCAGAAAGCAGGAAGATCGTGTTGAATCCCATGAAGTCCTTGATATACTGGAATCCAAACTGATTCTGAATCGTAATATCTGCCGCACCGATGTACTCATACACGTCAAGGATATTTACAAAGCCTACAACTCCCGTTGCTGTCCTGTGCATCATTTTGAACTTGTTCTCCACAAGACCTTTGGCCATAGCAAGCGCCATCTGGAAAGTAGTCTCTGTCGCTGTCAGTGTGCCGGTATTCAGATAATCATAGAATCTTCCAGTAACCATAGTGGTAAGCTGGAACAGAAATTCATCATCGGTCATCTGCACTGCGTTCTCATAGCCGTGGTCTTTAATGCTTTCAATGGAAACAGCCTTTGCATACTTCTCAATGGTCATTTCCGCATATTCTTTTTCTTTTACAGTAAATTTGCTGTATGGGATTTCCTA